CAGGGAGCAGTAACTTATGTCACATCTAATCAGCAATATTCCACACTTTAATTGCTGGGTTAGAAAAGAATACACACACAATCATTTAGATTACCACGGAGAGTATTTACATGCGATAGCGATTGCGGTAAATACTATCCCTGATAGGTCTCTATCATTCCAAGTTGTATTCACTGGATACGAGTTGGGGGAGGAAGAAGATTCTGAGAATCTTCACGGAGGAGCGATGTGGGCACGAATGCCAATCACTGCTCTAGTAGCGGATGCGATGCTTGAGGAAATGCCAGAATCAATGGCGACTCATTTAGCGCAACCGTGGGACTGTAGTTCACGAGACCATGAAGTTATCGTTATGGATCGTGTATCTTCTAGTCCTTGGTTATGTAAGATTGACAATGACTTCCATACTGGGAAGTATTTGTTTACAGTTGATTACACAGGAAACGACATTGCTGACGATCCTGCGCAACATAAGCAAAGTCATTTGATACAACTTACAGATGCTGGCAAATGGACAGGCAATATTGTAGCGTTGCCTAATAATCGCGTAAGAGCGACCAATCCAGCGTTATGGGAGACAGGTTCTGGAGCACCAGACTTTTATCCCAGTCAACATGTACACAGTGCAGAGATTGACGATAGCTACATGGATCCGAATATTACGTTTAACAATTTGTACGCCGAAGGAGATTAAAATGCCAGGACGTAAAACAAATAAAAAGATGCCTAAAATGGGTGGGGGAATGGCGCGAGGCGGGGCCACTAAGAAAAATAAAAAGATGCCTAAAATGGGCGGTGGCTATAAGCGTGGTGGTAAAGTCAGTAGTCGGAGCAAGAAGAAGTGAGAAACTTTAGATCAACGGAAATGCCTTATCCGTCCCCTAAGACTCAAAAGGCAGGAGTCCAACCGTCAATCCCAGAGCCTTCTAACGAGGGTTTTGCGAAAGCTACAGTGCTGGCAGAAAAAACTATCAGCATTCCTGGTAAAAAAGTTAAAACTAAAGGCACTGGTGCAGCTACTAAAGGATTAGATTTTACTAGCTACGTCAACTAATGGACTTTATAAAATATTCGGAGTTTTTACTCCGCAAACTTCGTGAGAGACAACAAGATCTCACGCAAACACTCGCCGCTGGCGGCGCACAAGACTTTGTTCAGTACCAACGAATAGTTGGAGAAATTTCAGGGCTTAATTTTGCTGAACAAGAAATAACTGCCCTGCATGGAAGGATGGAAGATGTCGAAGACGACTGAACTTGAAACAGGGACTACCCCTGATCGTGTGCTAAATTTTGGATCTGATACGCCGTTAGATCCTCCGAAGGAGTCTATTACTCCTGACAATTTAGATTCTCACGCAGATAAACTACCGAACCCTACAGGGTATCGTATGTTGATTCTCCCGTTTTCTCC